TCTTTGATCAGGGCTATGACCGCGTGTACGGCTCCGTCCTATTTGATTTCAGCCGCGATCGCCTGGAGCGCTTCCGTAGGGCATGGCCGGGAGCGATCGTCGGCGGTACTGGCGCGGGCGCTGAGCAGCTAGGCGTTTCAGTCGAGTCAGTAACCGGCGCACACCCTCACGTCGACTACTCGGGATATCCGGACTTCCAGGAATCGATCGGATTCACTCAGCGCGGTTGTCGGCTGCGGTGCAAATTCTGCGTGGTGCCGCGGAAAGAAGGCAAGCCAGTCTCTGCCGGCACGATCAACGATATCTGGCGGGGGGAGCCCTATCCCAAAAAGCTGCATATCCTCGACAACGACTTCTTCGGTGGCCCGGAATGGCCAGCGCGCATCCGCGAAATCATCGAGGGCAAGTTCCGCGTCTGTCTCAGCCAAGGAATCAATGTCCGGCTGATCAACGACGAAGCCGCGGCCGCGCTGGCATCCATCGAGTATCGAAATACGCGCTTCACCGAGCGGCGACTCTATACGGCATGGGACAACCTGAAGGATGAGGCGGTGTTCTTCCGCGGAATAGACCGCCTCGAGCGTGCTGGAATTAAGCCCAAAAACATCATGGCCTACATGCTCATCGGATACGACCCGGCCGAGACCTGGGAGCGGCTATGGCATCGCTTCAATCGGATGGTAGAGCGTGGGATAGAGCCTTACCCCATGGTTTACGACCGCACGCGGAAGGACCTGCGCAAGTTCCAACGCTGGGTCATCACGGGACTCTATCGCGCCGTGCCATTCGAAGAGTACGACGTCTCTATCAAGCGGTCCGCGGCTTAATGCAACCGACTACATCCTCCGGAGATCATAAATGACCGACTACCAACGCCCAGATGCCACGACCATGCTACGTGAGGCCATCGCCCAAGAAACCAGTTGGGCCGATAGCTTGGATAAGCAGGTTGAGGGCGCGTTAGACCGAATCACGAAGCTGCGCGCCGAGGCGGCTGAGTGCCGAGCCAACGCAAAGAGATTACAGGAATCGCTAGACAAGCTAACCGTGTAGTGCGTCCGGTTAGTATGTCTGAGCAAGTCGCAATTCCGTTTGTCGAAGCTCTGAAGCAGCAATGTATGTGGTGCGACAACATTGCCCTGTACGAGTGCGACGCTGTCATTGGCATGGCGGCTGACTTAGCGCCAGGGTACGGTCGGGACAAAGGCCCCAGGATTGTCTACGCGGCTTTGGAGAGGCAAGAAGTATGGACCTGTGATGCGCCAATGTGCGCCCTACATCGACGTGTCCGTGGCTTCTATTGTGGCAAGGAGCCGGGCACTATCGACCGCTGTCCATATTGTGCGCGTCACGAGCCGGAAGGAGGTCCGATGTTGAAGGAGGATGCGGATCGAATCCGTCGCGAGCGACACGCGCAAATCAGGCGTTCACAACTACGAGTATCGGACAATGGATCGGAGAAGCAATAATGCATGAAGTGACCGAAGAGAGCTTCCTGAAAGACGTTGCCAGACACGTCGTGACGGTCATCCGCGATGATGGAGTACATCGGCATCTGCACTGCGCTATTCCGGGTAACGGGAACATGCATTTCGATGTCGTCACCTATCCCGGTTATCTCGTCTACTCGGGAGACATGGGCTGCTACGTCTTCGCGCGCATCCGCGATATGTTCGAATTCTTCCGAGGCAAGCCCGAGGGACCCTTAAAAATCAATAAGGGCTACTGGGGCGAGAAGCTCGAAGCAGTCGACCGGCCGGACGGCTATCGCGAATACCAGCCAGAGCTGCTGGAGAAGTACGTCAACGAATGGCTTGACGAGAATGAAGCGGACGAAGAACTCCGGGAGCAGGTGCGGGATAACGTGCTGAGCTACGCTCATGACGGCGAGTATGCCGCGCGAGATGCTCTCACTCAGTTCGAACACGAGGGACGCCGCCCTTTCCAGGATTGCTGGGAACTGAGCTTCGCCGAGTACACGTTTCGGTTTGTATGGTGCTGCTACGCGCTCGTCTGGTCTATTCGTCAGTACGATCAAGCTAGAAGCGCTGTCAGCGCAAACGGTGACAACAAATGATACTGACTTGGACCTGTGACCTATGCGGCCACAACAACGACAACAATAGCGGGCCATGCCACCATTGTGGTGGTCAGACCGAGGAACGATGCGTCAGGGGTAAATGGGTAACCGTTGTCGTGAAGAAGCCTACGATTGAACTACGTGGCTATTACAATCCGCGCGTGCGAGAACTGCCGTAACCGTGTCGGAGAATCTCTGATGGCACTTTGGGGACTACGCTGGCATCGCGATGGCCGACCGGATCAATGGTGGGAGCCGAAACCGCAGGTTAAGCTTTGGGCGTTTGCCGCGAGCGACAAGGGAGCGTTTGTCATTGTGGAGAGCGACGAGCAACCACATCCTGACGCTGATCTATTGACGCTACCAATTCCAGAGTTGGGTAAACATGTCCCCCACGCCAGCGGAGCCTAAATGAAGCACTACGATATCGACTCAACTGGCCGGCCTTGGGAGACGAAAAACGGTCTTTGGGTCTCCTCGCAGGATGTGGAGCAGCTTGAAAAGGAGAATGAGCGCCTACACAGCTTACTAGGCAATTACCCTGAGCGTGCCCAGCTCTGCCATGAAGGCCACGAGCCGATCATTCATTTCTCGCAGTGCCCGCTATGCTCTGATGAACCACAGTCCGCAGAGCAGCAAAAATAGTTGTTGCCTGTGACATGTCACAGTGATAGGCTATGCGCACACTGAAGGAGATAGCCATGCCAAAGATGTCACAGCAGATTCCATGGGACCCGAGCCGTTTCATCGGGTTCAGCGCGGAGCAGCTCGAACTGATCCGCAAGGGCTTTGAGGCTGCGCTGGGCGAGGTCTACAGGCTCGAGACGGCCCAGACGAATGGCAAGCGCCGCTGAACGTAAGGCTGCTGAGCGCGCCCGCCGGGCCGCTCAGGGCCTGCAGAAGCTGGAGTTGTGGTTGCCGAAGTCGCTACACGAGAAGGTCAAAAAGTACGTCGCGCGGCTGATGCGCGCAGTCAACCAAGGAGCAAAGCATGAGAGCTCATGACCGCGCCGCAGCAAGGAACGTCCGTCGCTTTACGCTCACGGTCTGTCGTTACTCAAATGGATGCGCTCAGTTCGCTGAATTCCCTAGCCTGACCGAGCGCGAGATCGAAGACCGCAAGGCGTTGGAGCGCGAGATGATGCCCGAATGTCCGTGGGGATCACGCAGCGTGACCTTCGATGTCGAGACTTGCTGACCAACTAACGTGAAATCTATGCCCTCGGTAGCCTGGATCTCGTTCGCAACGATCGTTCTGTCGGCGAGCTGGGTGATGAGTGAAAGAATGCGGGTTCAATTCCCGTCCTTGGGCAGCCAACTGGAGCGTAAGCCATGAACCGCCAAGAACTCTCCTACGCGCTGGCCAAGCAGGTCCCGGACATCGCCCGGCGCGCCGTGTTCGATACGGACTATGGCTCTCTACGGCTTGACCCGGAGGACTCGAAGCAGGTTGGCGAGCTGGTCGAGCGTTTACTGAAGAAGCGTTTGTCGGATCAACCATGAGCGCCTCGTCTGCTATGGATTTCCAACTAGAGATTCGCATCCCCGTGGAGTCTCTGGGCGTGGTAGGCGAGGCGTTCATTTCACATTGCGATTCATGAGCACGCATCTCAAAGTTGTCACTCTGCAGGAATCGAACTTCCGTGACCCTGCTGCCACTCTACGATTGATCGCGGACGATATTGATTCGGGTAAACACGGTCAGGTGGGATGCGTTGCGATCGTGATCTTGGGCGATGAGCTGGCGGTGATGGGACTTGGACCGGATGCCGAAGCGCCTTCAGTAGCCCTACTCTTGCAGGCAGGTATTCAGAAGCTAGTCGAGCCTATCGTGAACGCTGGAAAAGTAACCGGATAACTCATCCCGTGACGAATGATATAGGGTTAACTATGACGCCAGAGCAGCTCGCGATGTTGAGACAGACTTACGATCACGTCGAGCATACTACCGCTATTGAGGTTGGCATAAGCGGCCCAGATGAGGAAAGCGTCAAGCGTGCACTGGAGGCATATCGGGCCGCCGTAGCGGACATTGCAAAGACACACAAGGTCGATATCAGCTCCTTGGTCAAGCCAATCGAGAAACGTGTGACACAACAGCCGGTACATGGCAATTACTATCTACCGGAAATGGGTCCGGACTATTCTGGTGGCTGAAGAGGCTCGGATAAAACAGTGACTCAACCAACTGGTGACACATGAAACTCGTGAAGGGCTTCGACGGTGATCAGCATTTTTGGCAGTTATGCTGGCCAGAAGGTGGTGGCGTTACTATCACCGTGTCTCGATGGCTTATGTACCCATCAATTTTGAAGGTAACGCGAGCCAAAATAGCTGCCAAGATCCGAGCGCATAGGGCTACTTATAGAGCGAAGTGCTATAACTTATCTGGATAGCTATTACGGATGACACTTCATCGACGACATGGCACAGTGCCACCAGAACTATAACGAGGAAAGGAACCCATGAGTATCACCGCCCTGATCCCGAAACCGGCCCGTAGAGCCGCCAGGAACGCACTTAACAGCCTGATTACCCAGCCGTGCCGAGAGGAATTCGATAGGCAGTCCTTCGATAGATTCAATGAGCGACCGGTCGAGTTCGGCTTCGTATTCGCTAAAATCGCTCAAATCTATCCGAAGTCAGTGCTGGATGTGGGAACGGGAACTACTGCACTGCCGCATCTGATGCGTAGTTGTGGACCCGTCGTGACAGCTATCGACAATGTGAAGGACTACTGGCCTACGGGGATGGTTAATCGTCACTACTGGGTGCTCGACGATGACATTACGCAGACCAAACTGACCATGCAGTGGGATCTGGTTACCTGCGTCAGCGTGCTCGAACATATTCAGGCGTTCGATGATGCAGTGCGCAATCTGTTTCGCCTGACCAAGCCAGGTGGTCACGTTATCATCACCTGCCCGTACAACGAGCGGGAGTACTGCCCGAACTGTTATGAGTTACCGCAGTCCGCTTATGGGCAGGATGCCGCGTACGTCACGCAGAGTTTCAGCCGAAAACAACTGGACCGATGGTGCAGCGACAATAACGCTCAGGTGATTGACCAAGAGCACTGGCGCTTCTGGGATGGTGAGCTATGGACACAAGGGAAACAGGTCATCCCACCGGTGAGAACAAGTCCGTATCAGAGTCACCAGCTCACGTGCTTACTACTGCGAAAGCTTGCCTGATTCGATGGTATCGCGGCTGTCGTCTCAAAAGCCTACAGAGGCAACGCTATTACCGCCAGCACTGGTGGGAAGAGCAGACAGGAGGCTGGTAGGAGATTATCCGATCGGGATCCGCTGAATAAGTAGCGCGATCGAGATGAGAATAATCGCGACAGGTAGCATGAGCGGTCCGCCCTTACCCGCGGCCGCACAAATACCCATGATAAGGGCGGCCAGCGCCAGGATCATAACAAGAGTAAACATAGGGTACCCCTAGAGCTGAGGCTCTATTTGAGCAATTAACGCGTTCAATCGGGCTGCGTTCCGCTGAGCTTCTTCTTTGGCGTCGATAAGAAGTCGTTCAACTTCTGAAGGGCTTGAGTCTCCGCCGGCTGTAGTAGGCCCCGATCCACCACCGGCTTGGGACACTCCACGACCGCTGGTGGCTTTATGGGAGGCGACGACGAGCAGCTGCTCGAGACGACGCACCCTAGCAAGAGTGGTATCGCGATCAGCGACGATCTGAGCATTTTCATTCTGAAGTTTCTCGGTGGCGGCTGAATTATTCGCCTCAGTGATCAGACGTGCCTTGATCTGCGCCTGGAGGGCGTCTGTGGCGTCTTTCTGACGCTGCGCTTCTTCCTGTGCCCAGTGAGCCTGATCGGCGCTCCTGGCGGCTTGTAGACGCGAGTACGGAATATTGTCGACTTCGTGTGAGATAAAAGCGCCGGCCGCAGCAGTCACCAAGTACGGCCACGCGATACGAAGGAACGCCAGTAGAGCGGTCATGGTGTACTTGTGGTTGAGGTAGCTGTCATGGAGGTCGTTGTACTCGCCGGTTTATCGTCCCAGTTACGACCGTTTTCACTGTAGATCCTGAAGATCCAGGGAGAAAAACCGGTCACGGCTCCGACTACCGCGATAACAACCGCGCTCTCTTCAGTCCCACGAGCGGTTGCCGGCTGCTGGCTATACCAGGTGAGGATAAAGAAAGTCACCTGATACACGTAGTAGGCGTAGGCACATAGAACGAGGCGAGGGAAAATACGGAAGGAGTCGACGAGCTCGGCCCAATGGAGCAGCAACTGCTTATTCACGAGGGTGTGACTTGAGCGCTTTTGAAGACCTTAAAGAGGCGATTCATCCAACCCTTTCCGTAGGTCGCGAAGTTCTTGTTCTCGGCGTAACGGACCGCGCGTGCGGCCATGAGTTCACCGGGGTCATGAGCCTGCAGGTTGAGCGCTCGAGCCGCTCCCGGTCCTTGATTGACTGCCATGTCGAAAACACAGATAGCCCGTTCCCACGGCATCGTGTCGCAGCCGCAGGCGTCCCAATAGTCCTGTAGGTAAATCTGCTGTGCCTTCTCGAGAGTAAGATTGGCTATGTCCAAGTTAGGATAGGCACGCTTACTGATACCGAACTTGGTCTCTCCGCCAGGATCACGGGCATCATTCGAGTAGCCGCCCTCTATACCCACTACGATCTGGAAGGCATGAAGGAAGAAGCTCATTTCTTGAATACCGAAATGAGATAGAGGATCGTCGATATAATGCCCATACATCCTAAAGCGTAATTGACGGTACGCTCTAGAAAACGTATTCGCTTCTCGTGATCACCGCCGATCCGTAGCAGCTCGTTTCTCTGGCTCTCCAGTAGCGCAGCAACCCGCTCGTTAATCACTTGCTGTATAGCGCCGCCGTCAATGAGGCGATGAAGCTGCTCAGTCATCAGCAGTGCGTTGCCACGAGAATCAAAGCGGCCAGTGCCTGCATATCCTGCTCTGTCGTATCCGCAGGAGACTTGGCGGTGATCTCGTCCACCTTATCCTTACAGGCATCCGAGAGTGAACCATAAATGCTGGCGTCGTTCGCAGCTGGTACTAGCGCGGCCCTGCGCTGAATGATAATTCCGCCGCTCATTTGCGTTTTTCCTCTAATACGGGTAGAGGTTTGGGGATGCTTTTCCCCATTCCATAGGATTGAATCAAATCTTCGATAGCGGTCACATGACCGCGGATCTCTGCGTTTTCCTTAGTTAGTGAGTCACTTCGTAACCAAACCTGGGTTCCCAGGTCCTTCCAGGCTCCATACAATAGAAATGCCAACAGTACATTCACAATGATACTAATCGCCAACATCGTGTCGTGTGCGCGGCTATCGCCACCAAAAAAGTTACGTACGACTTGTGTAATCCCATTCTGCTCGGTATGGGTGTGCTCATCCGGGGACTGCTCAGCGTGCATTGGGCGCATCAGGTACTCCGCGGTATCTGGGCTCAACGAGTCGTTTGAGGTCATCGACATTGGAACGAAGCGCGGTGAGCTCGGCTCGGACGGCCTGGAGTTCTCCGTACATGACAATGCAGCCAACGATTCCCGAAACTGAGAGAACCATAATGCCTCCGGCGATCCACTTGACCATCGCTTTCGGGAATTCATTGTAGGTCCCCTCCTCCACGCCAAATTCCCTCCTTTTGGCTGTAATGGCCTCCGCGATGAGATGCCGTAGCGTAGCAATCTGCTCTTCTGCGTAGTCCGGATCGATACGGCGATCGGGTCTCATTCACCCACCACTAGGCGATATATGAGGGATACCACTTACTCGTTCCAGCGTCGTAGGTGAAGTCCAATGCCTTACCGACTACAGCAGTTCCTGCCAGGGCTATATTGGTCGCTATAGTCCATGTCCATATACCAGTGGGAATAAGGGTTATTCTTCCGCCGTTATTCATCCAGGACGGAACCGTGATGCCGGTTATAGCAGTGGTTCCGCTGACAAAGGTGATCGCAGCTGTGGGCGCGATGGTCGATGCACTCGCTATAGTTGGTGCGTTGTTAGTCGAGCATAGCGTACCAATACTAGAAGAAAGCTGAGCATTAAACCTCAGTCTGTTATTGGCGGCTGCAGCGCCGAAGTTACCGTAAATCGGCGCATTCGCTATCTCGTTGGCGTTGCTTCCTCGATCCTGATTGTCGAGATAGAACTCATTGGAAGAGTTTGCATGGTTGCCGGCGAAGTACCCTATAGCTACATTACCGCCTCCAGTAGTACTCTGAAGCGTGCCGGTTCCGAAGGCACAATTCCCGCCTGCACTTCCAACATTAGCAAGAGTAGATCCTCCGAAGCCACAGTTTCCAGTTCCGGTTGTGATACCAGGACCAGTAGGTCCTGCAGGGCCGCCACCGGCATAATTGCCGAATAGACAGTTGGCGTTACCAGTGGTAATGAAATAACCGCACTGGAAGCCAAAACAGTTATTACCTGTGGCATTGGTCTCACTGAACAGAGCTTGGGCACCGATTGCGGTGTTGTCTGTACCGGTGAGGTCGGAAGCCATCGTATTATCACCGATAGCTGTGTTGGTGGCACCGTTAGAGTTCTGTAGTGCGATATAGCCGATAGCAGTGCTACCAGTGGGGTTGGTTACGCCTCCACTGAGAGCACGCAAAGCTTTATAGCCGAAAGCAGTGTTATTATTTCCCGGGGTGCCGCCAGTCCCATTGCTGGAGAGCGCCAAATACCCCAGGCCAAAATTACCAACGCCGATGGTCCCGGGATCTAGATTTAGATTACTCTGGATGAATGCTGAGGTAACTGTGCTGTTTATCGCAGGCGTCAAGGCTTCCGTTGACAGTGGCGCGTTATATTGTTGCATTGACCATATAATGGATCCGGGGACTGTTTGATTATTCAAATCCGGACTGGAAAAAACGACTTTATAAGGAGGTAACGAGTCATCTAACCAGATTTCAGGGAACAGTCCATTGGCATCAGCTTTGACTGGATTAGTCAGGACAGTCGTTAACGCGTTATCTGTGTAAATCGGCTGGAAGGTCGAGGTCAGCGTGGCATAGAATGAAAGGAATGCCCCCGGGATAGGCTCGTTATCCTTATCAGTGGCCTTGAATCGACCGGCGTTAAACAAAATTGCCATCGTTCACCTTATGCAAAATTGGCTCATCGGCCTCGTACTACGACCGTTGATACTGTTCATCGTGTTGGCGTGCATCACCCGGCCGGTGGCCCGGCTGGTATTCACACGCATGAAGGAAGGGCGCCTGAAGCGCTTTCTACTGATTCCCCTGGGCGATTCGCGGCGCTTGAAGTCCAAGCGGTAGAGCGACGTTGGGAGCTTGCTGGAGACCTTTGAGCGCGAGTGTTCCCAAGGCATTCGGCGCGTAGCTCGGAGTTGCCAGGACTCGCTGTCCTACTCCGCTCAGGAGACTTTGCCGCACCGCGTAGGGCGCTGCTGATCCTGCGATCGATGCCGCGACCAAGGGAACATTCCCCGTCATTGCACCCACGAGCGCTCCGCTACCGCCGACTGTGGCCGCTAGCTTGGAAACGCCCACGCCCCCTTTCGGGAGTTTTGTCGCATCGCCAAAGTGATCGGCGAACCGGGCCACGAGTCCGAAACCATCGGACATCGGCTTGCCCTTCTGGAGCTGCTGCGCGAGCCGTTGAGCGTTGACGTTACCGCCCTTCAGTGCCGCCTGGGCCTGATAGGACTTGGCAATCGTAGTGCGCGCATCCTGAAAGGCCTGTAGGAGTTCTGGATTGCCCTGACTATCGAGATGGCGACCAATCATCTCCTCGAGGGCATCTGCTCCCTTACTCTGCGCCTGTGCCAAAGCACGCGCCTCGGGATCTGCAGAGCGCGCGGCTAGTGAGAAATTAGCGGAGGCCTGCTGACGTAGCCTCTTGGTATATTCGAGCGCCTGAGCGGCTGAGAATTGGTCCTGTGAGAGTGAATTGACCAGACTATCAATTTTCTCCGCTGCGGGCGTCGTAGCACCGGGGAACGCTTTGGCGACCTCATCAGAGGCGTTCGTGATCTTGGTCAGGTCATTCAGGTACTGACTATCGGTCGCGATGTTTCCGACCTGCTTCACCTGGCTGTAGACCTGCCCGGCTTGCTGGCGCACCTGTGCCAACGCTTCCTGTGTAATCGGCTGCGTCGGGGGTAACCCGAGATCGGTCGCCACGAGTTTATTGGTGACGCGCTGATTGACGGCTTGGGCTGCCTGTTTGGTGGCAGCCTTACCTGAAACGCTCTCCAGTGCCGTAGCGGTCGCGCTCGGATTCACCTCCGTTGGCGGCACGACATAGCCGGCATCCCGTCCCTCTTTCAGTATGGCGTCGCGGGCTGAATTGGCAGTCGTGTCCTCAGCCTGCTGCGCCGAGCGAGCAGCCAATCGATCCGCTGCGTACTGACCGATTTTCTGGCCGACGTACTGCGCACCGGCACCGATACCTGCGCCAATCAGGGGATTGGTAAACGCCTCACGTGTACTTGCCGCGGGCTGGAGAGCTCCGCTGACGGCACCGATAACCCCGGCCCCCGCTACCGTATTGGCCCCGGGAATGGCCATCGCCGGCGCCGTGGTCAGGACTCCGGCCCCGATATTGCCGACCTTGCCGGCTGTCGTAGCCATCAGAGGCGCATCGAGCACACGTGAATCCTTCACATCCTGATAGCTGACATGACCGAATTTCTGGCCGATCCCGCGTCCGAGGTCGGCGAAATATTTCCCGGCGCCGGCGCGCATGTTTTCTAGTATGGCACCGATCTCTGAGCCGACCGGACTTGAGGAATTCGGATCGGCCTGCGCGATCGGCGAGCGTGCCTGCAACGCAGCAGCCGAACCGGACGGCACTTCATAACCGTTGATCGCATCTTTCATCCCCGCGGCGCCGGAGCCATACCGATGAACCACAGGGTCACTCTGCCAGCCGGTGGAGACTCCAGAGGCGACGGGATCGTCTTGCCAGCCCATTTACTTCTTTGTCCGTACTGTCCCGTCAGGAGCCGTGTATTGAGTCCCTGAGGGGAGTTTTGCGTAGTCAGCGTCCGATTGGATCTTCACGGGCGCTTGAAGCTGTGGACCTGATGTCGTCGGTAGACCTGACTTACGCGCGAAGTCCAGGAGCGTCGCGTTGGGATTCTTCGATTGCTGTAACTGCGTGATGTCGTGCTGGGTGAAGGGAATCGCCTGCTGGACGTCGCCGATGATCCGTGTAATCAGGTCGCGCTGAGCTGGAGCCAGCTTCGGATTCGCAAGATTCGGCTCGAGACCCTTTTCGATAATCTGACGCGTTTCGGCCAGCTTACGCATCTTCGTGAGCTGAGAATCGCCCTCATTGAGGGTGATGCTATCCATCGAGTGGGTAATGGAGCCATTGGGAGCAAGGCCAGCTGTCTCGATCGTCGAGAGCGAACGTGAAACACCCGCGATCATCGTTTTATAGTCCTGCGCTTCCTGACTGGTGACCTTTTGCGCGAGGACTCCCTTAACCGAGTCCATCAGGCTATGGCCCGGCTGAGCGTTACCAAACCAGCCGCTACTGGTGCTGACCGGGAGTTCGGCGATGTTCTTGAGCGCGGTAACGGCCTCATTCGCGGACGCTGCCACACGGTTGAACATCACACTCGAGCGCGAGTCCATACCGGCTGAAGTCGCATTCGGATCATGGGGTCCACCAACGATAGGCCGTAGCGCCCCGGGATTATTGGGATCGCGCTCGTAGCCGGCCGGAATCCCGCGAGCGCCGGCCTCTAGGTCCTGACCGCGAATGGTGACTGCACGGGCTGCTGCTGCACGCTTGTCTTCAGCCGCTTGAGTGGCTGCATTACGTGCGTTCTCAGCGGCGATCGTGTTCTGATTACGGGCGAGATCACCGCCCGGACCTTCCTGCTTATAGTGTGCCTCGACCATGGACTGATGAGCCTGAAACTGCTTATCAGGGTCGACGAGACCGGCCAGGGAATCCTGGGCGACTTGCGCGGCCTGCTGCTTGAGTGCCGCCGGATCCTGCGCAAGCTTTGCGAACGCTCCCTGTCCATGGACCTGGTCATACTGTTGTGGGAAATCTGGCGCTACTTGCTGAATGGTAGCGAGCGGGTTATCAGAGTTCGCCACCTGACTGGCCGCGGTATACATCTGACGATAGTGATTCGTGAGATCAGCTGTCCGGGCCGCACCGACCTGCGTCGAAGCCTGAACACCGGCCATGCCGCCACCGGCTTTGATGAGATCCGACAAACTAGCGTTGGGATTTGTCGTGAGCGCCTGATCAATACCCTGCTGGTCAGCCTGCGTCTTCTGTGCTTCCTGAAGCTGTAGAGCGCCCAGTTGGCCTTTCTGCTGAGCCGCCTTGATTCCAGCGGCCTGTGCGTAGATATCGCCTAGATTGATCGGTTGGTATGCCATGAGTTTCTACCAACCTCCGCCGTTATAAGGCGCAGCCGCGGGAGCCGTAGACGGGTTGAGATACTTATAAAGTAAGTAGTTGCTCGCCAAACCATTGGCCGTGTTGCCGATGGTCTGACCTACCTCACCATAGGCCGAGGCTCGTGCGTTCCCAGCTCCCATGATGGCGCTGCTATTCTGATTAGCCATGTTTGTACCGGCTGCCTGGGTGGCATTCGTCGCCGCCTGTCCAGCACCGGCTACACCCGAAAGACGTGAGACGTAGTCTCCGAAGTTCTGACTGGCCAGTCCGGAAGCGTACGTCTCACCGGCTTTGACTGCGGCTCCCGAGAGTAATCCGCCTCGAGCAGCTGCTGAGCGATTGATCGCATCCTGTCCCTGACTCTGCGCAAAGGTGTAATCGGGTGATGTCGTGAAGCTAGAGAAGTCTGCTTTCCCAGTTCCCTTAACGACATTCCCATTAGCATCGACGGTATCTAGTCCGTAGAGCTTCGCGATCTGATCGAGTGCACTTGCACCAGTGGTGCGCCAGGGCGCCTGATCGGCCCGTGTCTGGTTGTATTCATTGTTTTGCTCTTGAATCGATGAGTTGGCCGCTGATTTAATAGCACCGGACTGCTTATTCGCAGAATAGACGGCTGCTCCGGCTCCCACGACTGCTGCTGCAGCAACGGCGCTCACAATTCCAGTCATGTCAACCTCTGCGCGTATAGACGGGCGCCAAGTTCCCTGATGCTATCGACCGTCTCAAAAATATCAGCTTCCAGTTTGGAATAGTCCCGTTCGCCTTCCGGGTTAGGATGGACAGTTTGGGCTCGTACATCCGTCACCGCGTAGACCACCATCTGATAACCAGGCTTTGTCATGATCTCAGAGGGTGCCTGGAAGGCTTCTCGATGCGATTCACTATGAATGAGAATCACGCTACCTTCCAATAGCTGGCAGACATGCCCGTGTCGATGGACGCGGCCTATAAAAAGGGTTTCAGCCGGAATGGTCATCTCGCGAATATAGAGTCCGTTCTCGAACCGATGCGTCAGCGGACATGCCGTTTGCTCCATAGTCAGGAACTGATGTACCAGGTACGCGAGTTTCTCGTTCCAGTTGAGATGGGCCGGGAGCTGATCCCATTGCGGTACGATATTTGTCGGCATAATGCTGAGCCGCTAGCTTTTGGAAGCACAGCAACTTCTCCATATTCGCGTTGAGTTTCTTGAGTTCGGCGAGAATCTCTTCGTTCATTTTCCAATCCATCCCGTATTCCCGGCGCCGCTTTCTTTGATATATAGCGTCGTTCCGGCCCCGCCATCCGTCCGTAGGTAGAGTGACCCTATCCCTGCGGTTACGACGGTTTCCGGGCTTCCTGTGCCGCTATAGAGAAATGCCAGTACGGCAGGCTTACTCGTGATTTCAGCATATGTAATCGACGTGGACTGTTGGCGATATCGGGCATCCCCTTCAGTCTGTGTCAGATAGACCGGATGAGGATCCGCATCAGCGACATGTGCAGCTAATGCTGCGGCGGCGTTATTTGCAACGGTCGTATCACCAGCTGCGACTTCCGTATCCCGTGCCAGTGTGTCTGGAATATCAGAATCCGCGATAGTTCCGAAGGCCAGTGTCCCACTACGCCGAACCAGAAAGCGATGATCGCTACCGGCTACGATATCAGTCGGAGTTCCAGGCGAATTGACGTTACGGCCAATGACACTGGTCGGCTGACTATCACGGAACTTTGGATCCGTAATCGCCTTATCCGCCACGGTAACTGTGGTAACAGAGCCATCATCAGGCTTGACCTGAACGTTGCGCGTCCATTGATCCCAACTACGTTGGTCGTTAGGGAAGACCTGTGGGGCTCTAAGCGGCATCGTTCCACAGAGCCTGTATCAGAGTGCGTCGCACGGGATCCGAGATCTTATAGCGGTATACGCGATCACGGGACTGACCTAACCGATTCCACCGGGCGGCCCGATTGAACTCTCCCGACTTTCCGAGCGGACGCCAGAGTTCATTACTCCATGTACGTCCACCATCATCAGACCAGTCCAGCATGACCTGGGGATTTGAACCCTGACCGATACTCGTGCCTATACCGTTATCAAAAACCAGTTCCAGTGAGGAATGCGCGATGGGATCATTACCCTGAGCGATTGCGGGAGATGTAGCACTCGAAACCAGTGGTTGATCCCACTCGGTAAAGGTATCCGCTGAGAGAGTGCCAAGTCGGTTTGAGAGCCGATCGCCTACCAGGGTTATATTATCCCACCGTAGGACGAATGCCGCACGCCAGTTCGTCTGGAGATAACTTTGACGCTCGTGCCACAACTGCGTCGAGATATCGTAGACGAACGTACCTTCATCGTAGGTAAGCCCGTACATTGAGTGGCCGTTCTCGATCCACGCCTGCCCGACACATTCCTGTGACTTGAACTTCGCGATCGCCTGCTCGATGGCCGTCGTGGAAATCCGTACGGGTGTATAGCCATTGACGCGTCGTACGGTTCCGTCACTGGCTGGAAAGAAGATCGAATTATCGATCTTTTTAGGGCCATACCGGGATACGCAGCCTATTTCCATATAGCCCGAAGCGGTACGCGTCAGGGGGAAAGCCGCATCACCTGAGTCGTACCAGACCTCAGTGCTATCGCGACCGAAAAGAAACACCTCGCGATGATCGGTAAGACCCACCACGACATCATCCGGTGAGGCCTCAGCACTAGCAAAGTCCAATGCGTCCCAGGCTGAAAAGTCAAAGGCCGTGTGATTAACGTAGACTCGTCCATCTCCGGGTCCGATGATCGCGTAGCCATCCAAGTAGGTGGCCCACTGAGCACCCGGAAAGTCGGTGTCGATACTGGATGTCACAGTCGCCCCATCGTAGAGATACGACGGTCCATTGGCGGTGATCAGAACCTGACTACCGTCACTCACCATGAAGACCGGCCCGGAGCCCGGTACACTTCCTAATTCATCGATGAAACCGCCTGGTGATATCCGATAGAGCTTCACGCCCGAAACGATATAAATTACCGTATTGACGCGTAACCCCCCGCGCATCGGGCCAGTTCCGATGACGAGGTAATCCTTGATACCAAAGCAGGCCACCGGGGCTGCGGGCGTTTTAGCAGCCGGCGGCGCAGGTTCGAGGTAGGTATTGATCATCCGTTGGGATGAAAGCGGCTTCGAGTCGTGTTGATAGGACTGCGACCCGAAAGGAATCTGAGGCATCAGAAATACTCAGCCCTGACAGGCTTGCTGACGCGCTGTGGGGCGAGAACCTTGCGTAACTGACGCTCAGCAGGACTCGCAGCGGGAAGCCCTAGGATGCCTTCCCGTGCAATCGTAGAGCGTTTCGGCTCCGGAAGCATGAAGTCATCGACCAATAAGGCAGCCACCATAGCCACGATGATGTCGTCGTACAGCTCGTCAATGCCCTCGTCGAAGTCGATTGTCACGATCTCGAGCGCTTCCAGTTGCTTTTGCAGCGAGAGACAGCGTTCGCCGATCAGTTCCCCGTCCTCCGCTGACAGGCTGTTGCCCACCGCCAATACTCCCAGCTTCCGGGCTACCCGCTCCTTCAT